CTTACTTGAAACTGGTTCATTGAAACATCTGTCTTGTTCCTCAAGCTTTTGACTCCTAAAGGCGGAGTGTGAGAGATAAGGTACAGCGATACATCCTTCCTCAGGGGTGACTTTCTTAAATAAGTCATTAAGGTAGACCAGAATTTCTGTCCGTTTGGTACGGATATCAATTCCCGATCTATTACCCCAAGAAAAGGATAGACCACCATGAGATGAGGGGACACTGATGCTTCGGCAAGTTCTCGAAAGTTTGGACCTATTAACGGCCTTAAACAATTCGTGAACTTCTGGAGCTCCAGTGGAACCCATCATCACTTCCAAATCTCTCAAACACTCACCAAGAACTTGTGTACGTCGATCAAGAACCTTCTGTTTACCAGAGTCAAGAACTGTTCCTCCCATTACCAATTGGGAATTAACAGTTCCAAACAATGGATGAACGTAATTTTTCCCTAGGGAAAGAGATAAGCCAAATTTCTTGACTTTCTCCTTCCATAAGGGATAATTACTCTCAGCAGTCCTCATAAGGATATCATCACCATTAATTAGATATTGATGGGGTTGAAGACCTATAGAGAGTGCTGTACAGTCATTCAGAAGACAGAGAAGAGGGAATGAAAGAAGAGATCCCATCAGTTGGCCACTCTCCTGGAGCGCTGGTTCTAAACCAGAGTCCGGAGGGTACACCAAAAGATGTGGTGAAATCTCTTTCATTGCCCACCTCTTTGTCGGTTCGTGATCAATGGATTCAAGGATTCCTTCCATTAAAGCCTTAGTGGCTTCGATGGGGAATGAATCTGTTGCAGCGGTATAATCACCAGAGATCCAGACATCTGAAGGCTGGGAGCTTTCCCAAATCCTTTGGATAGATGAATCAAGGTTATTTGTACCGTGGGTTAGACAAAATTGTTCTTCTTCCCCTAAAGCATGCCACATGGCACGTTGAAGAGGTTTAAGACAAAAAGTTTCACCCTTACCCGCCGTAATGGTCCTTACCTTAAGTGGTTCCACAATGGGTTCCACCCTAACAGGTAAAGGTCCTTCCGGAGGATAAGCATCAAATTCTAGGATATGAGTTTGACTATCCAATTCTGGACAGCAGTCAAATCCCAACGAAGTTGGAAGGTGACAAGCTATCTGATCTTGGAAAAATTCCCTTGAAACCAAAG